CATCTGCTCCATGAACAGGCCGAAGTCTCCGTAGACCTCGGGGGTCAGGGTGCGGTCAGTCATTCTGGTATCTCCGTCAGCGTCCCGTCAGCCTCTTCGTAGTAGACAGGCACGGGTTGCCAGCCCCACGGACAAAACTGCTCCATCCGCCAGTTAATGACGGGCGTCTCTGGGCTTTCGTTGCCGAAGGCGTCCTTTGCCCGCTGCGTCCCAGAGACGTAGTTGATGATGCGGATCGCGTTATCAAAGGGCACTTGGTCCGTCACTTTCCACTTAGCCATGCTTCTCCTCCCTGATCTCGTCGTGCAGCCACTGGCCGTCCTTCTCGCCGTAGTCGTCCTGAAGCTTGTGCAAGAGCCAATCGCCACGGTCCTCGTCGTCATCCAGATCGTCGTCGATCTCGCCCACCCCGCCGCAGTTTTCGCAGTCGTCTTCGTACTCCTCGATGAAGCCGACGTCGCGGGATGCAGAATGGCGGTGGACGCGCTCGAAGAGCTGGGTCCCCGAACCTTGGCACTCGGGGCAGGACTTGGTGTATTTGTGTTTGATCATGCGTTCTCTCCTGTCGTTTCGTTTAGATGATCCACAACCTCCTGAAACAGCCGCCTTAGTTGGTCATACTCTTTCTGTGCCTCAAATCCGGCCTCAAGCGGAGGTGGCAAAGGAATTTGCAGGAGCATCCCCGTCTTGGGTGTGACCAGCACCACATCATTCTCGCTGACGTGGCTCTTGGTTCTCGGCACTTGGACCTTGGTCATGCTGCGTCTCCCATCTTTGGTGCGTGATATGCTTTCTTGATGCCGAAGGCCGGGTGCCCAGACCAGAAGCCCTCGATCCACTGGTACCAGAGCCCGTCCTTGCGGAGCGTGGTGTTCTTCCATCCCTCCTCGGCCCTGCGCCA